TTGTATTTTTATTGTCCCAATCATTAATCTCAGCCATTATTTGCGAAATGTTTATTTCGTGCAAAGAATTAATTTTTTGTTCCGCAATTTTCATCCAAGATTCAATCATAACTGGTGTCGGAAAATAAACAAATTTAGCATTCCAATGTTTCGCGTGTTTCGAAGGTTTTTCTTTGTAGATAAAACCAGCGCTAACGCACTCATCTAAAATTGTTTTAATTGTTTTAAAATCGCCAATAGTTGTAAATTCAGAAAAACTCGTTCCGACTGAAACGTTTCCCTCTGCAATTGCTTTCCAGAAATTTGCATTAAGAACGCCTCCAACCAGTCTGCGATTTTTTGTTGAGTGAAAATATCTGTCGCACGGTGACATTGTTTCGAGTCGATTTAATTTTTCAATACTTTTAGCTAACATCTGACAGTAACGAAAAAAAGGCCCATCACCTTTTGTTGACATCCACTCTGCTAAATCTGGATGTTTTGTTTCAAAATTATTTTTATAACTTTTTTTAGCTGGTTGTTTTTTATAGTCCTTAAATTTTCTTACGTTATTCATCATTTTTTCCTTTTAGTTGACAAATTACTTGTTATTAGTTTAATCTAGTTAAACTGGTTATAAAAGTTACAGCTAGTATATTAAACCACGACTTAGATCAACTTGTCAAATTAGGAGAAAACGATGCAAACAGATTTTAATTTTGAAATTGATTTTAAACCAACTAATTATCAAAAATTTATTGAGTGGCACGGGAGACACCCTGATGTCTACAATCTGTTCAAGCGTTTCACATTTGAAGCAATTGAGCGTGGTCACCAAAAATTGTCAGCTTGGTTTATTATAAATCGTATTCGATGGGAAACCTCAGTTGTAACTGACGCTGGGGACTTCAAAATATCTAACGACAAGATAGGATATTACTCTCGTAAGTTTATGAAAGACTACCCAGAGTACGAAGGGTTTTTTAGAACAAGACCGTTAAAAGACGAGCCGACAGAAGTTGCTCCGAAGAAAACCACTGGCGTAGATGTATACGCTTGATGGGTGGTCGATCTGCAAAAATTAAAGGTTCCCGCGTTGAGCGTGAGGTTGTCCAGCGTTTCAAAGACAATGGAAACAAGGCTGAACGTATCGATGCAAGGCGAGGGCAATTTGGGGCAATAAAATCACATAACGTTGACGTTTATGTAGCTGGCAGGCCAGCCCCTTATTGCGGAGAGGTGAAAGCTAGAAAAGCTATCCCGAAATTTTGGCGAGACGCACTGGGGGACAATGATTTTCTTGTGATTAAAGAGGACAGGCAAGACCCGTTTTTCATTCTCCCAGAACAAATATTTTTAGAGCTTATAAAAAAATGAGATGCCACGAATGTCGAGGGGAAGGGTTTGTGGTTAGAAATAAAATTAAAATCATCAACAAAGAAATTGAAGATGTCATCGGAGAAAAAATTACATTTATCGGAGGAACCGATATTTGTTCAACATGCCAACAAAAAAGCGAGGCAAGCTATTTGGCGCAAAAAAAGGATCAACAAAATGTATAAAATTAAAAACTGGAATGACTTCCAACATTTCAAAGATAGAAGCCCAATTTGGATCAAAGTCTATCGCAATTTATTAAATGATATTGAGTGGGCAAACTTAGAGCCAATCGATGCAAAAATACTTGTAGAATTATGGTTGCTAGGTTCTGAGACAGATGGATATCTCCCTGATATCAAAACTATATCATTTCGATTACGTAAAGATATCAAAGTTATTGAAAAATCTATAAGCCATTTAAATCATTGGATAATTAAGGATGATAACAAGATGATATCAGAAGGATATCAAGTTGATGACATAGAGAAGAGAAGAGAAGAGAAAGAGAATATAGAAAAGAGAAGAGAAGAGAAGATTAAGCAAAAAATAATTTTCTCTGAAGATTTGGTTTTACCAGAAAAGTGGAACACTGAATTATCAAAAAAATTTCCCTCTTTAAACATCCCTACTGAATTTGATTTGTGGAAAGCCTACCACTTGGAAAAAGGCTCTGCGGTAAAAGCTCCCAGAATGTCCTTTGGGGCAACTTGGCTAAACAACGCAATTAAATTTTCTAAAGAAAAACCTGACCGCTCTGATGAGGTCAATAAAATACTGGAGGCGATTTGATGGATGAGCAATTTACATTATTGAAAGCCCCCAACAATATTTTATCAAGCAATGTTCTTGTGACAGAAATTGATAATGATATTTTTAAAAAATTTGATTTTAGATTTGACGGTAGATCAGTTTTTGAAGTTCCACATTTGCCAGAGATTAAAAATGATTTTGAGATAGGCGTTATTTTTGGTTCTAGTGGCAGTGGGAAAACCTCGTTGTTAAAACAATTTGGTGATGAGGAGAATTTAATTTGGAATAAAAATAAAAGCGTAGCATCTCATTTTGAAAATGTTGAGGACGCGATTGAGAGATTAACGGCAGTTGGATTAAATACTGTACCAACTTGGAGTAAACCAAGGCACGTTTTATCAAACGGGGAAGGTTTCCGTTGTGATTTAGCAAGGAGATTGAGAAGCAATATCGTAATCGATGAATTTACCTCAGTAGTAAATAGAGACGTTGCAAAATCTTGTTCATTTTCATTATCCAAATATATAAAAAGAAAAAAAATAACAAATGTAGTTTTGGCAACTTGCCACGAAGACATATTGGATTGGTTACAGCCCTCATGGGTATTTGACACGGATGCAAAAAAATTTGCGTCAAGGAGGTCTCTTAGGCCAAGCATCGAAATTAAAGTTATTAAAGGGGATAGGAGCTACTGGGACGTATTTAAAAAACATCACTATTTGAATGAAGATTTACCGTTTGCCGTTGAATGTTTTTTAGCCGTTTGGGAAAATAAAATAATTGGTTTTAGTTCAAGTACGCCACTTCCCGGAAAAACTCCTCCATTGTATGAAGGCGATGTAAGAAAAAAATGGCGAGAATGTCGAACTGTTGTTCTACCAGATTTCCAAGGTCTTGGAATTGGAACTCGTTTTTCAGATATGGTTGCAGATATTCATTTAGAAAAGCAAATAAGATATTTTTCCAAAACATCCCATGTTCGAATGGGGTTTTACCGCGAAAAAAGTGATTTGTGGAGGGCAACAGCTACAAATTTAAAAGACAGAAGTAAGTCAACAAAAGGCGAATATGTAAAAAAAGGATACGCACATATCCCGTTGGAAAGAAATAGGATTTGTTATTCGCATGAATACATCGGCACAAATAAGAAATCATATAACCCAAAATACAATTTAGTAAAAAGCTCGCAACAACAATTATTTTAGTTAAGGAAAATCATGTCCAGTTTATACAGTTTAGAAGTTAAATCAAAAGTAAAAAAGTGCATCATTGCTCCAATGCAAGAGAGGGGATGGAAAGCACCAGATGGGAATCTTGAAATAATAATCGGAGATTACGTTGATGACCTTAAAAATTTCTCCGAAGAGATTTTAAAGCAAGCGTTTCACACGGTAAGGAAAAATCACAAATATAAAAACTGGCCTTCTAGTGGTGAGTTTATTACCGCCTGTAAAAAGCTAGGGGGGTATGACCAGCCGATAGAAACTGACAGCGATGAAATGAGGGCGGTCAAACGAACCAATCGAGCGCACGATTACGCTAACGAAAAACTTGATCAAAACTTACGGGCATACAGGGAAGGCTTTTTTGTAGACGCTCGAAAATATTTGATTGGGCAAGCTGTGAAAATATTACGAGAAAATCCTGATGCGGAATTAGATATCACGATTCCTAGCGAGAAAATTGCTGAGTGGAAAAACAATAATCTTTTACGGCAAAGCAAGGGCAATATTAATTTTGAGAATGTGGCAAGGAAGGTTTCGTGAGTAGAATTGAGTTAAGTGAAAAAATAAGTAAAGAATTGCGAGAAGAAAATTATCTTTTGAAGACGAGATTGAAAAAAGATCGTTTGGCAGTGAAACATTTCATGCAACGAATGTCTGGAATTAATAATCCCAGAGCAATTATTTATTACGTTAAGCAAGTTTTAAAAGCTGTTGATGAAGGCAATTTAGATGTGCTGAGACGGAAAGCGAGAAATTTAAAAGTCGTGGGCATTTGCGATCATTGCCAGATTTCATTAATTGGCAGGCATCAAACCCCAATGCCCGAAGATCACACTATGCCGTGCAACATTGAAGGATGTCCGTTTGAGAAAGACGAGCATAAAAACACTGTGAGTAAACATCAATTAAAAATTTGGGAAAAAGAGTAAATATAGTGGATGAAGACAAGTCGGAGCAGTCGGAGAAAAATCATGGCTTTACTACGCCAGAGACTTTAGATCATGCTCGTAAACATCCAGACCCGATTTTAATTTGGGCAGCGGCTGGAAAATTAAATGCTGTGTTAGAAGAGATTGTTATTAAAATAAGAGTAGGGAAAAAAGTCACTTCTGGTAATATAGATTACAAAGTTAAAGATTATAGCTCAACGGGTCGGGCTGGCTCTACAAATAATCCAGAGCCAAAAGAGGGCAAATTATATCGGGAATGGTCGAACAAGGTTGTCAGAAGATTTGGGTATAAAAATTTTTGTAGCATCATGCGGTGCATTATGGATGGCGAGAAAATTGACTTTGAGATGTTTAAGAAATCACTTCAACTTTATTAGGAAAATAAAATGATCGATATTATTATTGCAATATTATCTTTGTTATAAAAAAGGGTGAGAAATTAATCTCACCCCTATATGTAATTAAAAATTATAGTCGTGAAATCTGCGAGGCTCTGCTTCAATATAGTGCTTGCCCATATTTGAGTGGAAGTAACCGTCTTTTCGTAAACGAGCTTTGAAAGTTTGGTTTTTTTCGTTGGATTTAATATACCATTTTTGTTTGTCTTGATTAGCTGTATGTCCAAAAAAACCACCTTCGTGAAAATCACGTTTCCAAGGTAATTCTTCAGAGTCCATTTCTCTTATTTCTATTGTTTTATCAGAAATAACTGAAACAATTTCATATGGGTGCATATCGCTATAACCGCTGTTATTTGCGTAATTACAAATAACATCAATTATTTGATACTCACGAACAATCTCTGGATGAGGGGTTTTTCGCTTTTCAATATATGCTTCTGCTTCCCCTACGGTATTAAAAAGATTTGAAAAATAAACTGTCGCTTCATCGTTTGGGTTGCTTGGTACTGTGGTTTTTTCTTCAACTTTGTATCTGGTAATCATTTTTTATCTCCTAGTTGGTTGTTGTTTCTACCCAGAAAACCACCGCTAATTTAATAGCCGGTGGCTGGTGGGATATGTGGAGTATGTTAATAATGAGATTGATATATATTCTGATGTCTATCTGGGTCTGTTTGATCTAGCTCCCACTCTTTTTCTTCTTCTTCTGCCCAAGCTGAAGAGCCATATGCAGGATAATAACTACCCCAATGTATGGCATTTATTTTACCTTTTGCGTCTTCAATTCGTTTAACCAAATGATCGGCTTTTGCTGAACCAATATCATTATCTTCAAAAAGATGACGGTGTATCCAACGTGCGCCATTTTTTTCTTCAGCTATTATGCAAAAACCGCGATCAGGATTACAAATTACTGGCCCATCTTCAGTAATAGCCTCGTAACAATCTCCTGCTTGCTCATGCTGGCAAATTCTTAAATTGATAACTTCTACAAAATAATCTTTCATTTTTTTATCTCCAAGTTGTTTCGTTGTCTTGCCTTTGATTATAATCATTAACAGGTAATGGTCAAGAAAAAAGATAAAAAAAGTTCATTTAAGTATTGCGAATAAAATTCAAAAGAACGATAATTAACGCATCGCAACACCTATGCCTAGAATTTGGAATTAAAGCCTCGCAGTAATGTGGGGTTTTTTACTTTTAGCCTACGCAAAATCTATCGGTAACAGAAATATTTAAAACTAGAGATTTAGGCGAGAGGCTATTGATTGAGGTGAGCATGGACGAAATTATAAAAATCGAAGAAGTTTTAGAGAACGGTGACGAAGTAGCGTCAGATATTTTCTCACAACTTATCGATGAGAATTATAACATCGAAGAGATCAGCGAGGTCTTAGCAAAATTAGGTGTCATGCTTGTAAGCTATGCCGAAATGCAAGACGAACTTTTTAACACAGTACACTAGAGAACATCCTTAATGAAAGGCTTCTCACATGGGCAAACGATCAAATTTCAAAAGAAAAGAAAGAGATTTTTATTCAACACCGATAGAGGCAGTTGAACCGCTTATAAAACATTTATCACAAGATTTTACTTTTGCGGAACCTTGCGCTGGTAATGGAGCGTTGTGCAACCACCTTGAATATTATGGTGGGAATTGTTTGTGGGCAAGTGACATCGAACCGCAACATGAGGGAATAATAAAAAAAGATTTTACTGAAGTCAGAAATATAAAATCAGAATATGTAATAACAAACCCTCCTTGGGATCGAAATATATTACATCCTTTAATTGATTTCTTTCGGGTGAGAAAACCAACGTGGCTTTTATTCGATGCCGATTGGATGCACACCAAGCAAGCAATACCTTTTATGGTAAGTTGTAAAAAAATTATCAGTATTGGTCGAGTGAAGTGGTTTGGCAATACGACAGGAAAAGATAATTGCGTTTGGGGTCTCTTTGACAATGACTTGTTTGCAGAAACAGTCTTTGTAGGGAGAAGCTGATGGCACGAAGATTAAACCCAAAACATGACGCACATACTAGAGATAAAATAAAGACTAGTCAGTTGGTTAATAGATTGAATATGTTTGCAAATAATGATCCTGACCCACAGTCGGGCAAGCCAGTTCAAATGAGCAGAGATCAAATTACTGTGGCCCTTGGATTGTTAAAGAAAACGCTTCCAGATTTATCTAGCGTGGAGCTTTCTGGTGAGGTGGATCACGCAATAGACATACAGATTAAATTTGAATGACTGAGTTTATTGTTCCTGATGTTTTTAAACCATTATGGGAAAAGAAGGGTAGATACAAAGGTTCTTGGGGTGGTCGAGGTTCTGGCAAGTCTCATAACTTTGCAACCATGTTGGTTATAAGGGCGGCAAAAGAAAAAGGCTTTCGTGCAGTGTGTGTTCGAGAAGTTCAGAAGTCGCTTAAAGAAAGTGCCTTGAGACTCATAGCTGATACGATTGAACGGCTTGGTTTGGGCAGTCGATTTGATGTTCAAGCAACGCAAATAAAAACGCCCGGCAACGGATTAATTGGTTTTGTTGGTATGCAAGATCATACAGCGGAAAGCATAAAATCTCTGGAAGGTTATAACGTAGCTTGGTGCGAGGAAGCCCAGACATTATCGGAGAGGTCGTTAGAATTATTAAGGCCAACAATTCGCGCTCCCGGTTCGGAGTTGTGGTTCTCTTGGAACCCAAGAAACGCAAGCGACAGTGTAGATAGATTACTTAGGGGCCAAGAGATACCA